GAGAGAAAAGAAGAAAAACGTGTTGAAGGGTATCCTGCGCATGTCTACAGTCTTGGACGAGCAGAACGTTCCTGAAGATGGCCGTTGGTTGATTATCAGCCCCTTCGACCGTCACCTGTTGATGCAATCTAACATCGCTCAAGCCTACTTCACTGGCGACGCTCAGTCGACCATCCGTAGCGGCAAGATCGGTATGTTGGATCGTTTCACAGTTTACGTGTCTAACTTGCTCCCACGCGGCGCAGCAGGCAAGGCTTTGGTAGCTGGTTTGACTGATCCCGCCACTGGTGGTACTGTGTCTAGCGCTAAAGCCCGTCGTACCATGGTTGCTGGCACTAAGGCAGCAATGTCTTTCGCCATGACTGTGAACAAGACAGAACCTTTGCGTAACCAAACAGACTTCGGCGATATCGTCCGCGGTTTGGCTGTGTACGGTCGCAAGACTGTTAAGCCTGAGGCTTTGGTTGTTGCTCAAGTCGGCTCTGCCAGCTAATAAACTGGGCCCCTACGGGGGCCCTTTCTTTATTCTTATTCTTTGGAGATTCTTATGTCTACTCAATTTTCCCGCAGTATCGGTGGCTATCAAACAGCCACTGCTGGTACAACGCAGACTCAGGCCGGTGCTACCGCACTGACTGGTGCTATTAACGTCGTAACTACAGGTACCGCTAGCGATGGTGTTAAGTTGCCTGCTGAGCGTCCAGTTGGTGACATCGTTCATATTGTGAACATTTCTAACGCTGCTTTGAATGTGTACGCTTCCACTGGCGGCGCAATCAACGGTGGTTCTGCTAATGCTGCTAAGGCTTTGGCTGCTAACATGTCTGGTGCTTACATCAGCTTGGGCAGTGAAAACTGGGGCGCTGTTCTCAGCGCCTAATTGGTGGCACAATAAAGGGGCTCTTCGGAGCCCCTTTTTTAATAGGAGATTTTTATGAACGTGATCGACCTTACGACTCGCCTTGGCGGTGAGTTTCTTGCGAACAAAGCCCGTGCTATTGTTGATGGGCAAATTGTTATTCTTGCTCGGTTAGTTGAGCATGATTGGGTGTACACAGAAGAAGGCCAGACCTTGGCTAATTTGCAGTCTAATGTTGATGAAACAAAAACACCATCAAAGTCTCGCAAAAAATCTACCGAACTGGTAGAATCCGTTGAGGCAGCGCCTGAACCTGAGATTACCGAAGTTCCCGCTGAGCCTCAGATCGAACTGTAAGGTACGTCATGAAAGCTCTTAGTGCTTTTTATTCGCGCATTCTGCCCCACTTGCCCGGTTGTCCCGAGCCGGTGGTGGATCAAATGTTGCTGACATCCGCTATTGAGTTTTGTGAAAAATCGCAGGTTCTTAGGCAGAACCTCGATTCAATTTCTACCGTTGCTGATATTGGTGAATACGACTTAGATAGCCCGTCTACTCAACTAATTATTAGTCGTGTTCTTGGCGTAACTGCAGACGGTATCCCTCTTGTCGGCGACATGGCCGAAAGTTTTCCTAGGTACTTACCCGTAGATTCCGGCATCCCTAGTTCTTTTTATGTAGACCGTACAGACTCGCAGTTTGTTCTTCGACTTTTGCCAACTCCAGACGACGTTTATACGTTAGTAACAACAGTTGCGCTGCGCCCGGCTATGACAGCTACGCAGCTTGAAGACGACTTGTATAACCGTTGGGTCGAGCCCGTTGTGTCGGGAGCAATCTACAGGGCGATGCTTCTTCCAGATCAGCCTTTTACTAACTACGCCCGCGCTTCGCAGGTACAGATGGAAACGGCTCGTCACATTACAAACTCTCGTATAGAGGGGAACTACGGCCATGTTCGTGGTTCTATGCGCGTTCGTTCACGCCCATTTGTGTAAGGCTATAAATGACTACTTCCGCACAATCAGTTTTACTTCGGGTCGTAGGAACTTTGCAGGATGCGTCCGCTGTTCGCTGGGCAACAAACGAGCTTGTACGCTACCTTAACGACGGCCAACGAGACATTACTGTTTACCGCCCTGATGCCACTGCTACGACCGCTACGCTTACTTGTGTATCGGGTACAAGGCAAACCTTGCCTGCCGCGGCATCTAAGCTCATAGACATTGTGCGCAATGTTGCAGCAACAAGTAGCAAACAGGTTGTGCGAAAAGTTAATCGCCAAATGCTTGATTCAATAAGCCCCTCGTGGCACGTTGCAACTGCTAGCGTTAACATCTCAAACTACATGTACGACCCAATTGATCCTAGGGTTTTTTATGTGTACCCGCCAGCAACTACGTTGGCTCAGCTTTCGACAGTTTATTCGGCGTACCCAACTGACATTACCGAGCCTGCTGATAACGCCCTTTACACAGCAGTGAGTGGTAATATAAGCGTTGCTGATATCTTTGCAAATGCACTTGCGGATTACATTTTGTTTCGTGCGTTTAGTAAAGACGCTGAGTCTACAGCTAACGCAAGTCGTGCTCAGGCGCACTACGCTCTATACACAACAGCACTTAGCACTGAGCTAAGAGGCACAACTTCTATTGCACCAAGTACGTCTGGAGCTCCAAACCATGGCTGAGAAAATTAAACTAGTTCAAGGTGACGTAAACCGCCCGCAAGTTCAGGCGACAATTACTGACGAAAATACAGGCGATATTGTTGATATTACCGGCGCAACCGTGCTGTTGAAGTTTCGTAAAGTTGGAGCAACCACCTTGCAAGATACTATGACTGGCACTGTAACCGACGGCGCAGCAGGTTTAGTTGTGTTTCAGATGAGCGAGCTGTCAATGGCAGGGGAACCCGGCGATTACGAAGGCGAGATTCAAGTGACGTTTGCTTCTAGCGGCGGAGTTCAAACTGTGTACGATCTTTTAAAGTTTAAGATGCGTCAGGATTTCTAATGCGCTCTACTTATGAGTACATCCAACTTGTCGCGACGACAACTTTTACAACGCTAAAGGCGCTTGTATCATCAGTCACGCTTAGCGCTACAACAAGTTATATCCTACTCAAAGCCGACGCAATAGTTGGCTATTTTATTAAGTTTTTAGAATTTTCTGACACCGCTCGCGCTACTGATTCTGCGGCAAAAACAGTCGGTAAAGGGCTGACCGAAACGGCGCAAGCCAGCGAAACCTTATTTAAAAGTTACGGCAAAGCGCTTAGTGATACTGGCAGTGCGTCTGATCTAGCCGTTAAGACCTTTGATAAACCGTTAGCAGATACCACAACATCAAGTGATGCCGCCGTTCTGGGGCTTAATAAGACGCTAACTGATACTGCTTTTGCAACCGATGATGTAAACGGTGTAGCGGCTGACGACGATCAAGTTATTCAGGTTGTCAAAGTACTGTCTGAAATTGTGGTGCCAAACGAAACGTTTGTTCGCGCAGTTGGTTATAGCCGAGAATTCTTAGATTCTGCTGTGAGTGCTGATGTTGCGGCTAAGACGTTTATTAAAAACCTGACAGATACAGTTAACGCATCTGACGATGCACAGGTTAGCAACGCCAAGATTGAGTCGCCTACGGATGGTTCTAGCGTAACCGATCAAGCAGTTATTGGATTTGAAAAAGGGCTTACTGAGTCGCCTACAGCGGCCGATGCCGCGTTTAAAGGTTTTATTAAAGGGTTGACTGAAACGCCAACCGCAACAGATTCCGCCGTTATTGTGGCTGGAAAAGCTCTTATCGACTCGACTAGCGCATCAGATGCTGGTACATTGATAAGCCAAGGCTACTGCGATATCACATACTTCGCGGAAGACTACGTAGGAACTAGTCGTACTTTTTAAGGAACCCTCATGAACACAAATGAAAAAATCATCGCTACTGGCGAACTGAAGATCACAGTTACCGCACCTGACGGCACGGTGAAACACGAGCAAGAAGTCAAAAACTTGGTTGTTACAGCTGGACTTGGTTATATTGCTAGCCGCATGAAAGACACGACTGATACTGCGATGAGCCACATGGCCATTGGTACAGGAACATCTTCTGCGCTGGCTGCTAACACAACCCTCGGGACAGAATCTGCTCGCGTATCGTTGACTTCTACTACCGTAACAGGTGCAGCAGTTGCTTACGTTGCTTCTTTCCCAGCAGGTACTCCAGCGTCTTTGACTGCTATTACTGAAGCGGGCATTTTCAATGCTTCTTCTAGCGGCACAATGCTTTGCCGTACAGTGTTTAGCGTTGTCAACAAAGACGTAAACGATACAATGTCCATTACTTGGACAGTCACAATGGCTGCACCTTGATCGGAGTAATCCATGAGTACCATTGTTACCCGCGCAGGGAAGGGCTCGCCCCTTACCAATACTGAGGTTGATTCCAACTTCACGAACCTGAATACCGATAAGATTCAGGTAGTGGGTACGCCCACGAGCGGGCAAGCGGTGGTATGGGACGCTACAAATTCTCGCTGGATACCCGGCACTGCAGCTTCTCGGGTTACTATTTCGTCTACAGCGCCCGCAGGAGCTACGGCAGGTGACAGATGGCTTGACTCTGATACTGGCGTTGAGTACCTTTATACAACTGACGCGGACTCTTCTCAGTGGGTTGAGTTTGGCCCAACGGCTATTGTTGTTACGTCCGGCGACGCGCTAGCGTTCGCTATTGCATTGGGATAAATATGGCAAACGCATTTAAAAATTACATCGCTGCAAGCGTTACAACACAGACTTCGGTGTACACCACGCCGAGCGCAACTCAAACAACTGTGATTGGGTTAAGTCTTGCAAACACAACTGCCGGAACAGCTACCGTTGATATTCAGATTACCTCTGGGGCAACAACAATTTACCTTGTTAAAGGTGTACCTATCCCAGTCGGTAGCTCACTTGTTCCTATTGGTGGCGATCAAAAACTTGTGCTTGAGGCCGCAGATGTTCTTAAGGTAACCTCTGATGTTACGGTGGACGTAGCTGTATCTGTTCTGGAGATTTCATAATGAGTTACATTGGAAAAACCCCAACGCCAGTCCCGTTAATAACAGCTGATCTGGGCGACGCAATTGTCACAACAGCAAAGTTAGCTGCTAGTTTGTCTTTGACAACTCCGGCTCTTGGAACACCAACAAGCGGCACGCTGACTAATGCAACTGGCTTGCCTTTAACTACAGGCGTTACCGGAACACTTCCAATTGCTAATGGCGGCACTAACGCAACCTCAGCTTCTGATGCGAGGACTTCCCTTGGTCTGGCTATCGGCACAAATGTCCAAGCATACGACTCCAATCTGACATCATTTGTTACTGCGTTTACGCTACCCACATCTGATAGTTCAGCAAACTACGTTCTCAAGACTGATGGCTCAGGCACTATTGGTTTTGCAGCGCCTGCGACTGGTGACGTGACTACTTCTGGTACACAAACACTAACCAACAAAACAGTTGAAGCTGGTACGTTCACAAACGGCTACACAGAAGAAGTGGCAACTGCCAATACTTCTACGTCCTACACAATTGACCTTGCTGGTGGCTCTGTTCAAATTCTCACTTTGACAGGCAATGTGACATACACATTCCCAACACCAGTGGCGGGTAAGTCTTTTATCTTGGTACAGAAACAAGACGCAACAGGTGGCCGAACAGTGACATGGCCTGCTTCAGTTGATTGGCCCGCTGCGACTGCACCAACATTAACTTCTACGGCATTGAGGGCTGACAAGTTTGTATTTACTGCTATTGATGGCTCTAATTGGCTTGGAAGTGTTGCTGGTCAGAACTACACAGTTTGAGGACTTATAAATGTTTAGTTCAAACACAACACAAGTCAGCGATGGCGGTTATCAAATCTCACGCAGTTTGCGTTTTAACAGCGCAGATTCTGCTTATCTGAATCGTACCCCTGCAAGTGCTGGTAATAGACGCACATGGACATGGTCGGCATGGGTTAAGTTATCTGCATTTACTGCGGCTCGTAGATTATTTTCTGCTCGTGTTGGGCTTACTGGTGACCAAACATTTATTCAAGCATCGGCAACAGATACTCTTTTAATTGGCGGTAATTCAAGTGCTTATGAGTTGCGTACAACTGCGGTTTATCGTGACCCATCGGCTTGGTATCACATTGTTTTAGCATTTGATACAACACAAGCAACATCATCAAATCGTATTAAATTGTATGTAAATGGTTCACAAGTTACAGCATTACAAACTGCAACATACCCATCACAGAATTTAGATACATTTGTAAACGCTACAAATCCACATTCATTAGGTGCTGAATCAGGTACGCCATCAGAATTTTTAAATGGTTACATGACTGAAACCTATTTAATTGATGGTCAACAATTAGATGCAACATCATTCGGTGAAACAAACGCACAAACAGGCGTATGGCAACCTAAAGCCTACTCAGGCTCATACGGCACTAACGGCTTTTATCTGAACTTCTCAGACAACAGCAACACCACAGCCGCTACTTTGGGTAAAGACTACTCAGGTAACGGCAACAACTGGACACCTAATAACTTCAGCGTGACTGCGGGTGCGGGTAATGA